GCGCTGCTCAGGTAACAACACTCTGAGAGGCGGTCATGATGAAGGCTGGATTTTGATGTCAGGTATCGCTGATCCTTACTTCGAAATCTGGCACGAGCGGCGAAGTATGTTCGGTGGCATACAGTCAGTCTTAATGGAAGAAGAACCAGAAAGACCGCGACTCGAAGTCCTGACATACTTCGACCCTTTCTTATTTGTGACCAACGTAGGCGACCAAACACCAACAGACACCTCCTACGAAAACGTGACAACACACTTGTCAGGCGGTCACGATGAAGGCTGGATTTTGATGTCAAGCATCGCAGATCCTTACTTCGAAGTCTGGCATGAGCGGCGAAGTATGTTCGGCGGCATACAGTCAGTCTTGATGGAAGAAGAACCAGAAAGACCTCGACTCGAAGCTCTGGCATATTTCGACCCTTTCTTGTTTGTTACCGACGTAGGCGACGAAACACACACAGACACCACCTACGAAAACGTGGTAACATACTTGTCCGGTGGCCGCACACCGAAGTTGAAGAAAGACGTTTTTGAACTCCCGACAAAACAAGCGACAAAGATAACTTCACGTCACTTCGAACAGTCGAAATCAAAAAGGTTCTTCCACTTCGTCGGCAACGAAAGTTTGCAGATCAAGAAGCGACCTGAGCACAACAGATGCACTTGTGCCGATGCCATGTACGAAAAAGTCCTCGAAAACGAGGGCACACAAGCCATCCATTTCGGGTCGTGCAGTTATAATATCGAAGCAGCGATTTTCGCACGCGGTTTCAACACAGACATTTCTCCGGATTTTTCTGTCGCATACATGTTCAAAAGATTTGTCGAGGACGTCTGGTGGAAACGCAACGAGAACAAGATTTATAACGCAATTGAGATGCTCACACCGGAAGACTATTCTTGGGAAAATTTTCTCAAGGACACAGAAGGACGCAAGCGTCAAATTTATCAACGTGGACTGGATTTTGCTCTTCAAGAAGGACGTATTGACACACGATTCGAGCTTTTTTCGAAAACCAACGAAGTGCATTATTCACCACTCTGGGACGTAAGACCGCGAATGATCTTCAACCCAAGCCCCAGCATGAAAGGCGTCGGGTCTTATCTTGCCCGGTTAATGATCGGTGTCATGAAAGTAGTCGAACCTGGCTTCATTTCTGGATACTCAACTTCAGAATTGGCGGCAAAATGGAACGAATACCGTCATGACCCTACGAATGCGTTTTCTCGCAATTATTTTTACAGTTATGATGGAGCTGTACACGACGCACATCAGCACTTAGTGTTGATAAAAATCGTTGACCATTTCATCATGAAGAAAATATTGCCGAGAATTATGAAATCGAGTCATTGTGCTGTTCCTGCTCATCTTACAAATGCAGTCTTGGAAGCCTTGACACAGAATTCCTACACGTTTCACACCAAGACTGGCATTGTAGGAAAGATAACGGGGACAGTCTTTTCAGGTCACCCGACTCTTACGACTCTGTTCAACACACTGAGAACCATTCTCTACAACAGATTCGCAGTCTGGTTACAAGATCCTGAAAATGAACTGAAAAGCAGCTTCAATGCGTCAGGCGACGACGTGTTGACGGCTTTGTGGAGAGCAGTAGACGAAGCATTGCTCAAGAAAACTCTCGGATCTGAATTCGGGAGTCATGGTTTGGGCCAATGCGCGAAAGACTGGATCTCGGGTCCTTTGGAGAAACACAGCTTTCTTTCCAAACGGTTCGTAATCCAACAAGAGAAAATCGGCATCATTTCTCTTGACGAGCGCCTCTACAAAGCTGGTCTGCTGCGAGACCTGAAAGCACCAACATCCACTGCAAGTCACAGACTCGCAATGTGGATCAGCGGCGCAGACTTGCCTCCTTCTCTGCAACATTATTATCGACACAGATTTCTCGAACTACCAGTGGCACAAATAAGAGAAGCAGTCGACGGACTTCAGAAACAAAGTTTCGAAGACTGGGGCTTATCGGTACAGCTTTTCAGATTTTGCTGCAGTTACTCAGGTCCTGGAGAAGAGCTCGAGAGTTGGTTTTGCGTTTCCCCTGCAATCCGATCAATTCACGGTGGTCCGGTTCCGCCTTGAGGGCATGGAAGCTGCCCTTGG